ACTTCTATCTCTGTTTGGGATGATGGAATTTTCGAACTTGCGGCATCCGGTGCAATTACAGCTGGAACAAATGTTTGCACCAGTTCAGTTGCGAACACAGTTGAAGCTTACACAGATACAAGTTTAGCAAATTTAAACAAAGTTGTAGGTGTTGCTCTTGCAGATGCAAGCGGAGATAAGGTTGTAGTTAAAGTTGGGAGAATAGGAAACTAATGGCATATGATATAGAAATGGGAGACGCAGGATTAAGAAAAGAAGTTATAGATGCAACTCTTAAAATCTTTGCAGGAAGAAAATATATATTCAAAGACCTTTTAACAATTTCAAGTAATGTAGGTTGGAGCAATACATATTGGAGAGAAGATCCATCTGTTTTGACAGCTGGAAATACAAGCTCTATCGCTGGCCTTCCAAGAGGAGCAACTTTCCCACATGCAAACCCTAAATTCGAAGAAATCACGGCTTATGTTCAAAAATATGGCTTAGAAACAACAATTTTCTGGGAAGATATAATCTCTGGAAAGATTGATGTAACAGCAAGAAGCTTATTAAAGTTAATCGAAGCTGTTGTTTCAAATGTTGATGGTGGAATAAGAAACACAATCGTAGCAGATGGAAACATCCAAAGCATAACAATTGAAGCTGGATGTGAATGGGATATGACAGCAAGTGCGGCTATAATTGACAATTTAGAGGAAGCAGAAGAAAAAATCGGAAGAGAAAATTATGATACTTCTAACCTTATGGTTATCGTGAATCATAGAGACAAGAGAAGCATTATAAACTATCTTGTGCAACATGGAAACAAACTTGCTTCAATCACCGACGAGAAATTGAGAAATAAAAGTGGTGTTATTGGAACTCTTGGAAATAAAACATTTATGGTTTCTCCAAATGTTCAAGCAAGCGAGGCCTTTGTTGTTGTTCCAAAAGCATGCGGAACATGGAGACAACTTTATCCTCTTAGTTCTGCAATCAAAGAAATGGACCCTTTCGTTTCTCAAACGATAAAAGTTGTCGAGGTGGGACAAGTAGAAATCACTGACCCTAAGGCAATCGTTTGGATTAAGAACACAAAGTCCTAATTTTTTTCTTTTTTAAATGTTTCTTCTTTTGTAGTAATTCTATAATACACACAAAAAGTTTAAATAGCACCATACTTTTTAAATCCTAGAAAGGAGGATAAAAAAAACATGGAAGAACAAAAACCAAATCTTGATGGATGGGATGATTTTGCCGGACAATGGCTAAAAGCAGACTTAATAAAGCAATGGCCAGTGAGCCTCGCTGTAATTGATGTCGATGGAGAAATTGTAGAAGGCAGAGCCAAAATGTGGATAGTTACAGAGTATCCGGTTGGAAAGCAAAGAAATCTCAATATAAACAAGACAAATCAAAACTTCATAAGGGCAAAGAATCTTTTCCCGAGACAACTTATTGGCAAAGTTTTAGTTTTCAATAAGTGTAGAGTTCGAGATCCAAAAGGAGTAATGGTCGATAGTTTTGAGTTGATTGAGATTAAAGACGCAAAATGATTCTCCAATACAAACTCACAAGCAAAGGTTATGAGATATTGAGAGTTTTAATCTAATCACAAACAAAATTTATTTTTTTCTCTTTTTATTTTTAAAGAGAACAAACAAAAACAAAAATGGAAGAAATACAAAACATAATAACCCCCACAATAGGGGACTTGAAAGAATCTGTCGAGATGGAACTCACAGCAAAAGGTGTCTATAAATGGACCATAAAACTCCGAGAGGAAAAAATAGGAATTGAAATTGTCGAGAGATTTAAAAAAATTGAAGATGAACTTTGTAAGAAATTTCCAAATAATGTGATGGGGGGAGAGAAATGAGCTTGAGAAGTGATTGTCTGATGGCGAGAAAATTTGATAAAGCTAATTCTAAATTTCCTAAATCTCCGAGATGGAAATATTTTGTCAAACAAACTATTAAAGATATAACTAAATGGTTTAGGAGGACTACATGAAACAAAATAAAGATTTTTATTTGCAGATGAAAGCAGAAGCTGTTGAAATTGTCAAGGCACAAGAATATAGACTTGAAGTTGCTAAGAAAATGCTAAAACTTGCAGAAGAAAATTTAAAGAAATTTAAATAAGATGTGTTCGTTTAAATGTCCGGAATGTGGGGGAGTTAGTTTTTACCCCAAAGCACAACCGAAAAAACGCTGTAAGTTTTGCAGAAGAAAAAAAGAAAATGGAACAAGAAAAAAGAACACAAAGAAATAGAATAAAAAGCAGTTTGAGAACTTTATGGCTCCGAAGTGTAGAGAGAGCAACAGCTATGAAGAATGCGAAATATTGCTGTGAAAATTGCGGTGTTAAACAATCTAAAGCAAAAGGCAAAGAGCAAAAAGTCGAAGTTCATCATAAAGAAGGTGTTGGAAATTGGGATAAGATTATAGATGTTATTCGTCAAGAACTCTTATGCTCTCCAGAGAATTTAAAAGTTCTCTGTCCAACATGCCACAAGGAGGAGCATGAGTTGGATTAAATGTTCAGTTTGTGGAAGAATGATCTTTGGAACATACGATGTAAAAAATAAGAAAATGTGCAAAGATTGTAGAAAAATATTAAATAAAATATGGATTAAAAAAACTAAAGAAAAAAAGAAAAATGGCATACAAAAGAAAGAAGAACAGGCAAACATACCTAAGAAATCCTATTGATCTTTCAGATATAAAGCTGGATGTGGGGGAGTTGGACCCATGGCAAAAAGAGGTTTTTTCTTATCATGGAAATATAGCTATTCGAGCAGGAAGACAAGTTGGCAAATCTTACATCATGGCTAAAAAGGTTGCTCAATTTGCCCTTGAAAATAAAGGAGTTAAGATTTTAGTTTCTGCAAGTTCAGAAAGGCAAGCAATGTATCTTTATGACAAAATCACTTATGAACTTAAATTCTCTGCGAATATGGATGTTTTCGCAGAAACTCCAACTATGAGGAAAACAACCCTAAAGAATGGGAGTGAAATCTATTGTTTGCCAACAGGCCTAACAGGAAACCTTATCAGAGGACTAACCCTTGATGTTTGGGTTCCAGATGAAGCGGCTTATATAGAATCCGCTGTTTATACATCCATAACCCCAATGCTTTGGATTAGCAAAAAAGAGCGCCAGATGGGCTTTATTTGGGCTTTAAGCACACCTTTTGGAAAGCAAGGCAAGTTTTATGATATGTTCCAAGATGAAACCTTTAAACATTGGCATATTACGAGTTTAGAATGTGATAGAATCCCTAAAGATGAGTTGGCAAAATGGAAAAGGGAGTTCTCGAAAATCGAATATGCACAGGAAGTCTTGGGAGAGTTTATTGATGAAGTGAGCCGACTTTTCCCAGAAGAACTTCTAAAGAAATGTTTTAAAAAACTTCCTTCTCTTAACTATTCCTCAAAATTTCTCGGAATAGATGTCGCAAGATATGGGGGGGATTCGAATGCTTTTGTTGAAGTTCTATGGGAGAGACCTAAAGCAATAGTAACTATGGCAGAGACAACTGAAAGAGTGAGTCTTGTTGATTCGTTTAACCGAATAACAAAGCTACAAGAAGAAAGAAAATACAATCTTCTTTTAATTGATGATGGAGGAGTTGGAGGAGGACTTGCAGATTTTTTAATAGAAAAGTACAGAAATAAAGTTATGTGCCTCAATAATGCTCAAAGACTTTTAGACAAATGGGGAGAGAAAAGAAAGGCCCTCTTAAAAGAAGATATGTATAGCTATGCTCTAATAAAAATGGAAAGTGGAGAGGTCGAGATTTCGGAAGATCTCGAAGACTTGTATATCTCACTTGCAAGCATGCAGTTTATCTATGAAGGAGACCATTTAAAAATCACCGGAAGAAATTCACATCTTGCAGAAGCTTTTGTCCGTGCGATGTGGGGTTGTAAAAGCAAACCTTTAAAATCTTTTATGTATTCCTTCTGACATGGCAAACATCGAAGAAGTAATCGAATATTTAGATACATGGAGTGGGTCAGCAAGTAGATGGCAAAAAGCAGAAAAGATAGGAGAGGTTAAAACATACAACCCAAAAGAAGAGGGACAATGGACTTTAGAAAATGCCTATTTGATAGATGCAACAACAATTAATAGCTTTATTCTAACAAAATTAAAACTAAAAATGAAAGAAGTAAAAGAAATTGATGACATTGATTTTCCTGTTAGAACTGCAAGATTAAAGATTTTTGAGGTAAGAGGAGAGCCAACCAAATTAGAAGTTGCGGGTTTATTATTTCAAAAAAATTTCACATTAGAAGCAAAAGTGGAGGGAGAAGAAGAGGAGTTCGCGTTTGATGTAACCGAAGGAAAAATCTTAATTGAAGAAGGAAAAAAATATGTTGCTGTTCTTGAGACTAATTATCACATGATTTACGAGCAAAGAACAGAAGAGGGAGAAATCGAAGAGCCATCCGATTATGGAGATGGAAGTGTTGATAATCCTTTTAAGATTTATTTTTTAGAAGATTTAGACGACATAAGAAACAACACAGATAAGCATTTTGTTTTATGGAGAAGTTTAGATTTTGATAATGAGGAATACTATAGAAATCCAGCAACAAATAAGTCAGCCTGGACAGAAGGAACAGGCTGGACACCAATTCCGACTTTTTCAGGAACTCTTGAGGGTAAGAATTACACAATTAAAAATTTATTTATGGAGAATGCAACATCAACAGGATTGGGTTTGTTCTTGGAAATCGACACAACAGGAGAACTTCATAACTTAATAATTGAAGATAGTGATGTAACTTCAACTTACACAGATGGGTATTCAAATAATGCTTCTGCAATTTGCAAAGACAATAAAGGGCTTTTGGACAATTGTAATGTTGTTGGAGGAACTTTTACTTCTGGTTGGCATGTTGGGGGACTATGTAGAACAAACACAACAACAGGAATAATAAGAAATAGTTCTTGTTCGGGAACTATGACTATAACAGACGAATTTGTTGGGGGAATTTGTACGGGTAATAATGGTTTGATTGAAAAAACAAATTTCACAGGAACAATAGCAAATGCAGCTGCCTCATTTATAGGGGGAATTAGTGGAGAAAACAGAGCGGGAGGGATAATAAGAAATTGTTTTTTTAATGGAACTCTTGGGAATGGAAATGTAAAAGGGGGAATTGTTGGAAATAATGAAACAACAGTCTCGCATTGTTATTCAACAGGCACAATTTCATCAACAGGGGAAAATATAGGAGGAGCAGTTGGTTTTAACAGCGGAAGTGTTATTTATACTTATTATGATTCTGAAACTACAGGAATGTCAGACACAGGGAAGGGAGTAGGGAGAACAACAGCACAAATGAAAGCAAGAGCAACTTATCTAACATGGGATTTTGTAAATAATTGGGAAATTGATGAAGGGAATGATTATCCAAAAATAGTCTTTGAAAAATTCTATTTCATAACTAAAACAAATGGGTATGCAATAAAAGTCTTTTTTGAGGGAACAAGTTCAACAGAGCAAAGAAAAATTCAAGCTGGCCCTGTTGGAAATCAAATAAGCTTCATGCAGTCAGATAGTCCAGATTTTAGACTAAGCATAAACACAGGTGAGGAAATAAGCTTTAAGTATGACTTGGGGTATAATGAGCCAAAACTAAAAAATGCAAAGATAACTCTTGAGGGATTTAGATGGAACTCTAAATTTGCAAATTATTTAAGAATTATGGCTCTTGCTGGAAAGGGAAAATCAGATGATATTTCAGACTTGAATAGTGTTGCTGGATTTGTAGAGAAAGCTGTTGCTCAAATTATGGCATGGAGTAGAATGAATATTGTAAAGAATTGGGAAAAATACCCAGAAGAAACAAGAGACATAATCAAAAGTTTAGCTGAATATTTATCTGCGATTATCGTTGTGAATTACGATATTGATGGCTATAAGTCGAGATTTGAGGCTCAATATATTTCTGATTATCTTCAATATCAAGCGGACAGATTACTCGCATTGTTACAGGAAAACAACACAAAATTATTTTTAGAAAAGGGAGAATAATAGGGCATGGTTAAAGTTTCAGACTTATTAAAAGCTTCAGACTTATTAAAAAAAAGTTTCCCAACAGAAAGGATTTCAAAAACTCAAATAATAGACAGCGACCATTTAATTCTAACAACATCCCGAACAATAGAAGCTGGGGATGAGTATGGAGAAAAGGGCACGATTTGTTATGATTCAAATTTTGTTTATGTTTGCGTTGGAAAAGATACATGGAAGAAAGTAAAACTATCTCCTCCGGCAGATGATCTCACAAGTGAGGACATAACAGACATTCAAAATCTATCGGGAGTAAATACTGGAGACCAAGATTTAAGCGGATTAGTGCCTTATACTGGCGCTACTGGGAATGTTGATTTGGGTGTAAATGATTTAAATGTTGGTGGAAACATTACAGCCGGTTATTTCTTTGGAGATGGTTCTCATTTAACAGGAATACCAAGCCCTGATTTGAGTGCATATTGGAGAAACGATGGTTCTTCGACAGCAACAGGAAATTGGGATATTGGAACTTATAATATTTCTGCTAATTCTTTTATAGGTAATGGTTCTCAATTAACAGGATTATCTGAAAAACCATTTGCACAACAAGGAAGATTATCTCTTCCTCAATTAACGCCTGGTTCATATCTTATAGAAGAAGTTCCGGGTTGGGCTTTTTCTGGTCAAACAAGCTCGATTCAGGCCGTATCTGCTTGGTTAGTTCCAATTTATGTTTCTAGAGGTGTAAGTTATAGGGGTTTTAGATATAATATATATTCTACCACAGGAAAAACAGCAACTGCTTATAGGGTAGGTATTTATGATGTAGATTATTCAACAGGATTGCCTAAGAATTTAGTTTGGGATAGTTCTAAGCAGACATTTGCCACTACAACAGGTGTTAAACAGGTTATTGGTTTGAATATTCCTTTAACAGAAGGATGGTATTATATTGTAGGAACAAAGAATGGGAATATAAATTTATATGGTTCTAGTCCTGCACAACAAAGACCTCCACTTGGAGGATTTGGAGACCCATCTACTACCACAATATTAACCTCAACAACAGCAGATTGGACAGACGGATTTCCGAACCCTTGGGTTAATACTGGCTTTGACCATCTGAATACTAATGGTTATGCAGCTTCATTTTTTAAATTATATAGAAATTCAGAGGCATAAATGAAATACGAAATATGTATTTGTAAGTTGTCTCGGGAGAGAGTTTGGTTTCGCTCTCTCCCTTCTTTTTTGCTTTATTGTAGTTGTTCTGGTGTTCTTGCAATTACTTGATTTGATTTGTTTTTCAAAGCTTGCATTTCAGTAGACAACTTTTCAGCTTCTTTCTGGAAAACTCTCATCTTTCGATAAAGATTCAAATTGTTGTCATAATCTTGTTCTCCTAAATCTGCCAACATAATTGAAAGTCCAACTCTTAATCCTTCGCTCAATGAGATGTTATGTTTCTTGGCTAACATCCAAAGATTCGGACTTACTCGAACAGATGAAGTTATTCCTCCTTCTCCTTTTGGTCTCCCCATGTTTTAATTCCTCCCATTTTAGTTAATATATATATTATTACATAGTTTATAAACATTCTTATACTAAAATATATATATATATTATGGATAAACTTTAGATAGATAGATAGATAGTAGTGTAATAATATATATACTTTGGGTTTATTTCCCCAAATTCTGCTTTAATTCGGAAGGAGCAGGAAAGCAAATCTATTTAAACTTAGGTAGCTTAGTGCGAACTGGTTCGCACTAAAAGTTAATTCTAATTGGCTTCCCACATCCCTCCCTTCATTTTAGTTGAATTTGGGGAAATTTGGGGAGAGAAAGTTCGTATAATCTGGCTTATCTACACTTTTTTAACAAAAAGCCCGCTTTGCTGGACGATAAGCAAGATTATACGCTTACGGGCTAAAGCCAACTTTCTCTCCCTTAATCATTACCACCCATCCCCTAACCCCTTCCCTCAAGGGAAGGGGAACTATGCCGGCTCGCTTCGCTCGCCGGCTTCGAATTAGATTATATAGGTTCTGTCTAACCTAAGATCTTCAACTTCGTTTCAGATATAATTCCAAACAACCACAGAATCAATATAATCTAATGCAAATTAGAATTTACTTTAAATTAGAGTACCTTAGTGCATAAAGTAAATTCTAACAATCAAATAGGACTTAACCTCGCACCCAGAGACAACATCATTTAATTTATTTGTGTTGTCTCGGGCAGAGTGTTAAGTCAAATCCTATCATAATAGGTTTATGTCGTAACAAGAAGTTACCACATAAACTAATCACTATTCCGGCTCGCTTCGCTCGCCGGAAAAGAAAAAGAACCGTTCCGTTGTCCTACTAAAACGAACAACTTCACTAAAAACCTTATGTTAACGCCACAATTCTCTCCTTCAAAATATAAAAATATAAATAAAAAATATAAAAATATAAATAAAAAATATAAAAATATAAATAAAAATATAAATAAAAAATATAAAAATATAAATAAAAATATAAATAAATTTGCGATTTTTAAAAAAAATAATATTAAAAATATTATGCCCATTAGAAAATTTTTAACACAACCAACAAGCAAACTTTTAAAAACATTCATTTACATAGATTTACATGGTTAATCTTCTAAAAACAGGAACACTAACAACCACAGATTATACAGGACAAGACACAGAGGTCTCACATGGAGATGAAACACTAAACTCCCCTTCTTATCAAGATGAAACAGCATACACTCCGGAAACATCCAAATGGCTCTATTATTATAAGAAAATCCCCCAAGCGAGGGCAATTGTCGAAACATTAACAAAATGGGTTTTCGGAAAGGGCTATAAAAACTCCGACCCAAAGGAAATAAAGAAACTCGGAAAGATTGTAGGTAATGGAAAGGAAACAGCCCTCAAAGTTCTAAAAAATCAATTCAAATTAAAACTCATCACTGGAGATTCTTTTGCTCACATAATCAAAGACAGGCAAGGAAGATTAACAAATCTAAAGCCCCTAAACCCATCAACAATAAAAGTTATCTACGACAGACAGGGAATAATAAAAAGATATGAACAACATCTCGGACTTTACAAAATCAAAGAGTTCGATGTTGATGAAATCTTCCACTTAACAAATACAAGAGTAGGGGATGAAATGGGAGGTATTTCTATGTTCGAAGTTCTAGAAGACCTTCTGGACACAAGAAAAGAAGTAACCCGAGACCTCCGAACTCTATTTCATAGATTCGTTAAACCTATTGTTATGTACGAGAGTGAGACAGATGATGAGACAGAAATAGCAAAACAAACAGCAAAACTAAATGAGGCATACAAAAAAAATGAAAGTTTAGTCGTTCCAAAAGGCACATTAACAAAACAAGACACAAAGATAATCTCAACACAAACAGGAAATCTCTCTCCTCTTGAATATTACAAACAAATCATCCGAGATTTTGTAACAGCTTGCGGAGTTCCTGAACTTATCATGGGATGGAGTGCAGACACAACAGAAGCAAGCGCAAAAATCGTTTATCTTGCATGGGAGCAAACAATCGAGGACTTACAATTGGAAATCGAGGAAGATATAGAAGCACAACTAAACATTAAAATAAATTTCGAGTTCCCTGCAACAATAGAGGAAGAATTGGCAAAAGATAAAGCAAAAGATGGCCCTATGAATGGCCCGGAGAAACAAAGTGAAATTTCTCCAAGTTCTCCACAAATAAAAAAGAAACCAACCGAAGATGGAAGGGCTAATAAATAACCTAGCTAATTATGGAGTTTTAGGCCTTTGGACATTAACTCTATTATATGAAAAAATCAAATACACAAAAAAGCGAGATGAAGTAATTGAAAACAACACAAGAGCATTAACAACTTTCGCAGAAATCATAAGAAAATGCCAAAGATAGAAAATGTTGAAACTAAACAATACTCACAAAAGATTTAAATACCACCATTCTTTATTATTTTCATGGCTGATGAATTGCAAAATCAAAACCAAGAGCAAGGGAATGAAGAAGCAGAGAACAAAACAGAGACAACAGAAACTACAAATACAGACAGCAATATTCTTTCCCCTCTTGAGCAAGCTAAACAAATACAAGAAGAAAATAAAAAGCTTTTGGAAGAAATACGAAAAGAAAGGGAGAAAATTGAAAAAGCAAGTGCTGATCTCCTTATCGGAGGTGGTAGCCTTGCTGGTAATTTCACACAACCCAAACCTCCTACACAAGCAGAAAAAGACCAAGAGATGGCAGAGAGGATCGCCAATAGCATACGATAATGGCGAGTTTTTGTATATCCCTAGGTATTGAAAGCTATCTTCTGATTATGATTCTCATCGGAGTTATCGGCCTTCTAATGAAAGCATACCAACTAAAGAAAAACATTGATTTAAAATAACATGCACTTATATTTCTTAACAAGAGGAGTGAAGCATGCAAGAGACCTTTTTATCTCTCAAATGCAATCTCAATTTTTCCCATGGAAAAGAAAGAACTTGAAAACAAACAAAGAAGAAATAACTTTTGTTCAAGGAGCATTAAGACCAGTTGAGTTATGGGAATATGTTTTCCCAGAAGAAGCCCTTCCGGATGTTCTCGCCATGATGAATATAGACCCAAAAAGAAACCAACCAATTTTCGACAAAGCAAGATTAAAAATTCTCCAAAAATCTCTAGGAGCAAAACCAATTCCTAAAAATCTTCCGAAGGCAGAAATTAAAAGAATCTTGATCTCCAAAGGAGTTTCTTCTCATCCAATAGGAATTAAGAAAGACAGACGAGCAAAAGTTCCAGAATGGGGATTTGAGCAAGAAATGCTTTAAACAAACTCGAAAGCAAACCTTTTTAAAGAATTTATTTCTAATTAATTTATGGCAAACGAAGCAAGAATAGTAGAATTAACAAGAAAGACCGCAACAGCTTTCACATGCGCACATGATGCAAATATTCCTAAGGGTACTTTATTAAAACTTTCAGCTTCTCCAAGAACAGTTGCAGCCGCTGATGGCGTTGCAGATGTTTTCGCCGGAATCGCAGCTATGGAAAAAATAGCAGCTGATGGTTCTACTTCTATCTCTGTTTGGGATGATGGAATTTTCGAACTTGCGGCATCCGGTGCAATTACAGCTGGAACAAATGTTTGCACCAGTTCAGTTGCGAACACAGTTAAAGCTTACACAGATACAAGTTTAGCAAATTTAAACAAAGTTGTAGGTGTTGCTCTTGCAGATGCAAGCGGAGATAAGGTTGTAGTTAAAGTTGGGAGAATAGGAAACTAATGGCATATGATATAGA